TTAAAGAGCCGGTAGCGCTTGCGGGGCTTCCGCAGCGCGCTTACCGACATGTTTTAAAGTATGATCGGCACAAGAGCATTTTGTTTGAATACGCTTTCCGCCACAAGTAATACAGGTACCTAAATCTGTGGCGTCACCGAGAGATAAGACAGGGTCGTAAGTGTCGTATGCGTTAGTAGTATAACCGCCGGGCCTGTAAAATAGTTGGCGGGCTTTGGCTTTCATTTGTCCTAAATCAGCACCGCGAGCATCGAATTCATCTAATAAAGAAGCGTCATAGGTACGGGCAAGGAATAATTGACCGGAGCGCCATAATTGAACGGGTTCGTTATCTTTTGGTTTTACTTTCTTTTTGATTAAAGGAATAACAAGGTTAGCGGTTTGTGTAAGTTCTCTTACGATAACATCACAACGGGACCAGTTAGTTGCGGACCATGATAGGGTACAATTATCGCGTCTTAATTGTACGAGTTTATTAGCGATAGCAGCAGGTAGTTTATTGTACTCTCTTGAATTAACGATACCAGTAACTTCATCAAGTAATATACAGGTATTTTTAGCATATAATAATTGTTCGTAAGATATTAATGGAACATATAAAGGGTGTGCTTGTAAATGGTCGGGGTGACCGGGGAAGGTACAAGTTAAGTCTTCACAAGGTCGGGGGTTTTTGTAATCTAATAATCTTACAGTACTTAAAACTTCCCTACCTTGTTCTAATGACGGTAATATATCATAAATCATAAGCATACTTTTACCGGAGCCGTTACCACTTCCGAGATATGCCCGTATAGGTGATGACCTTCTATAAAGTCGGGACTTTGCGTTTGGTCGGTCTTGTAGTCTTCTCATATTAAAATCCTCCTCTATTGTTCCAGGGGCTTCTTCTTGTATCTATATTATATTTGAGTGGCTTCAAAAGTATATTGTTAATTTTGCGTTTTTTATTCATTTTTAGATATAAAAACGCTATAAAAGTGATAAAAATCAATAGAAAAATAATCATTTAGTAGCACCGCCGCCGCCTGTCATATAAGATACGGTTTGTTTTGTAATAGTAATAGTAAAGGCAATAGCATACGCGGACATTATAATAACGATACCGGTTCCGATTGCCGAGAAATTAATCCAGTAAGAAAATAAGTACATTTGAGATATGGCATTAGTAAAGAAAACAATACCGGTTTGGAAGTCATCGGGCATATCGAGTACAGGCATATTATTTGATATGCTTATAAGTTGGTTGAATACGAATTCAAGTATCTTATCAATTATCATATATTACCAATTCCCCCCGTCTTTCCTTTATTGTTTATAAAAGGTAGAGGTACGCCAATAGCATTGGCGATAACTCTAATTGATATAAAAGCAACGAGTAAATAAATTAAAGTTTGTTCTATATTGCGAGCAACAGAAGCAAGTGTTTGGGCGTTTGCGTTACAGGCTTGAAACGGATAGAGTACAAGGTTATCAGATTGGGCGTCTTTAAATATAGTGTATTCAAGTACGGTATCGGTCGGAACGGTTATACCTAACCCAAGACATAATTCAGGGTTAGGGGTTGCTTGTGTATTATTTATTAATGGTTCAACGAACTCATTAATAAATTGACTAGGGAATAAAAGTACAGTACCTTCTAAATTTAATTTAAGGGCGTCAGCATAATAAGCCCAGCCTTTTTTAGGAATAAATAAATAACTCCATACGCACGCGGTAGTTTCTACATAGGCGAGAGGATTAAGAACAGATAACCCGGAAGGAGCACAAGATAGTGGAGCGGTTGAGGCGTCAGGGTCGGCGTATTGTGGAACAGGGCCGGAGTAGTTACCTTGAAGTTGGGTACATTTTTCTAATGGTTGTACTACTCCATTAATACGGCATTGATAAAAGTCGGCTATATATGGGCTTGATAGGTTGGCGCCCGGTATCCACGCGGAGCAATCAGTATTGGTATTACCAACATCGCACTGACGGTATCCGTTTTCGGTGGCTTTGTAAAGTGCTATAACGCACTTTTCATCGCCAAGAGCGCAGGCTTTCGTGGTTGTATCAGCATTTTCAAGGGTAGGTATATTGACATTAACAAGTAAGGTAGGAGTTCCCCATGTTCCATTACTATTTACTTCTAATTCTACCTTGTGATTAACTTTACCCTTATTAGGTTCAGATAACGGAGATTGTGGGGCGTACTGTATTGTTGGGTTATAAACTTCCGGATCAGTAGTTTTTATTTTAGTAGTACAATTATTATCAAGGTCGCAGTAAATATCGGTGGTTTTAATTCTAATATAAGTGGGTGGGATTGGTAGGTCGTTGTATTGGTGTAAGAACGCCCATTTAGTTTGTCCGTTGGTTGAGGTATAAGTAGCGCCGACACCTATAAGTTCAACAGCGTCATTAGTCCATATATTAGGTTCGTTTGGTGCTACTTGTGGAAGGTCAGTTTGAGGCCAACGCATGCCGAAGTTACCGTACTTCCATTGCCACCCGTTTATTCGGTTACCATTTGCGGAAGTATTTGGAGCGAATTGAATAGGTGATTGGGCCATATAATGGAAGGCCTTACCGTCATTAGTAGATATTAAATAAAGGGCAGTGCCTTTCATAGTTCCGGGTGTAAAGTCGGAAGGCGGTGTTTGGGTGACTTCCCACCCAACACCCCAAGTTAAACAGACAGAGAACGCAGGACAATCCCCCCAAGCGGTGTTACCAATGACGACAGATTTAGGGTTAATACTTTCGGCTTCAGTAGAAGTAAGGAAGGCATTGACGGTTTGGCCGTTCATATCTACCGGTTGATTAGATGAGTAACGGAATTGTTGGTAAGCATCAAAGGCGGTATAGTTAGCGGGGAAGGTGTAAGTAGTGTAAGCGGGTGTTATAAGGTTTGAGTTTGGAATTAAGGTTTGAGGTATTTGTATTTTATAAGTTGGGTTATTAGAGATTAGAATAGCCTCTTTATAATCCTCAATAGTACAGTTATTTCCGCAGGATTGAGTTACATATTGGTTTAAGAAGGCGGTATCAAAGGAATTGACATTTACGCCGGGTGTGACGGTGGCAATAGCGCCGACATCATAGAGGAAGCCGTCAGTTTGCGGAGCAATAGGAACAGCGTAAGAAGGAATAAAGAATTGGAACGAGATAAAAAATAAAGTAATAAGTGATAAACGCCTCACCGGCAGAGCACGAGGAAGGCGTTCAACGGTATTAGTAGTCATGTTGTAACCTCCTTTTAATAGTAGTGTGGTACCGGTGAAGCATTTATTTTTTTTATTAGTTTCCGAAGCCGACCTTTGCGAGTACATAACGGATAGCCCATAGAACAGCAAGAGCAGGAAGTATAACAACGATTGAAGTAGTCAATGTTGATATAACAGTGTTAGCAACAGAAGCAGAAAGTGAAGTAATAACTTCAGTAACTGATGGAATTGTTGGTGTCATTTTTTAATCACCCCCCTTTTTTTGTATAGTTAGTTTTTACTTCCACTATTCAAGAGGACAATAACGACCGCTAGAATAATGGCAGCATTTACACCTTGCGCGAGCGCGAGGGTGTAAAGTTGGCTATCAAGAGGGTACATTAATTGAACGACCTCCCAATAATATCAAAGAGGGTGCGTGCTATTTTCAAAGTTAAAATTAATACGAGAATTGAGGATAAAAATAAGGCTTGAAATTCATCTTGGAATACCATTAGTTTTTTCTCCTTCTTAATAAGTCAAAGGGTTTAGTAGATTGTAATATAAGTGTTGTTAGTTGTACGATTGCGATAATTATAATGGCAATAAATAAGGGAGCAAATTGTCTTTCATCAATAGTGCTATATACATATACGCATGTGGTTGTAGGGTCACAGGGTTCGGAAGCGTTGGAAGTGGGGGCGACCAAGGAGAGCGCCCCCACTATGGCGAGAAATGAGAATAAGCGACTTGGGCGGAGCACCCACCGACGCCCTATGGCTTTTATACTTTCTAACAGCACGCGCTTACCTCTTATTTTCTCTTTTTATAACGCTGTATAGGACTTGGCCCGCAGCGTTAATTTTGGTCGTGTTGGGTTCTCTTTATTTTGTTTAGCAGATACATATACATCAAAGGTACAGAAATCGCCGGCAGTAGGTAGGTTATCGAAGTCTTTAGCAAAGGCCCATAGATAACGGGTAGTTAATCCGTCAAGGACGTTGAAGGTTAAGAATTCGGTAACTTCACCGTTGGCAGTAGGCTCACCGGTTCTTTTTGTAATCTTTAATACTTGTACATTGTGTAGTTTTATATCCATGTTTTTTTTCTCCTTAAATTGTTATAGGTGCCACTTTTGGGTGACACCTATAACAATGCGGGCTTGTGTCCCGTTCGCAAGTATGTTACATAGTAATTATTATAATGTTATTAAATACTACTATCGAGTATATTGCGGTTATAATATAAGGCATTTTTGGCCGTTTCCACGAATAAAATACCAGTATTAAAGTTCCGATTATTTTGACAGTTATAAAGTAGATAAGGAGTTATTAACAGCAGGAGCAAGTAGAGGGTTAGCCTCAACAGCACCGGCATGAGTTACACCGTACCAAGTTGTAAATAAGTCTAATAATTGGGTTGTTATTATTAATAAGGCGCCAATAGTAGCGCGTTTATTAGTAATGTCGTAGCGGGTTGGTTTAATAGTGAAGAAGTTTTTAAGGAAGGTTTTCAT